GACAAGACAAGATGGTCTTTGAGAACTTCTACGTTAATGACACAGGTAATAAATTTACACTATACATTCCAGACTTCCACTGTAATAGTGGTGTTGGTGGTAACATCAATAATGGTGGAACATACACTATCTACTCTGACATAGGTGCAACAAATAACATCGGTTCTATCGTAGTTGATAGTTCTGGTGGTGTTCAAGAAAAGACACACACAACTGGTGAAATATATTCATTAGTTACAGGTACGATAGCATTCGTTGGTGCTAACACTAACGCAAACATATATGTCTTCGGTCCTAATCCTGGCACAAAATGGACTGTATCATCATCTAACAAGATCTCTGGTGGATCTGCACAGATATTTGGATTACGTGATAATGCAAATGGTGCTAAGTTACAGATTGGTAAAGCAGCAGTATCTACTACACCAACAATAGACTTTAGATCATCTGGTCAAGCACCAAACTATGATGTTCAGTTTATCATCTCTGGTGGTAATGGTACAGATGGAAATGGTGCTCTTAGACTTAATGCTTCAGACTTTACAGTTAAAGGTAACACAGTATGGCATGCAGGAAACGATGGTTCAACATCTCAGCTAGACGCTCATTACTTAGATGGTTATGTTCAATCAACATCTGCTACAGGTAATACAATTGCACGTAGAGATGGATCAGGACATCTAACAGTTAATGACTTGTATGGTGATCAGGGTATATTCTCTAACAACGGTGCAGGAACATTAAGTCTTGCTGATGGTAATGGTATTACATTTGGTAAGGTAGCAACTAACACTGCTACTTTGAGGGGTAAGCAGAATTCTGCTGTTGGTTTCATCCGTTTTGGTACTGACAGTAATTCCTTTGGTTGGAATGGCACACATCTATCATACAACAACGTATACTTCCGTAACGGACGCATAGGTATTGGCATTGACAATCCTAGCGTATCACTACATTCTAATGATGGTGATGCCATATTTGGTAGCACTGGTAGTGGAAACAGATATGTAAGAGTTCTTTCTGGTAGTGCTTATCAAGCTGGTTTTGAAGCGTATGGTGCGGGTCAAGGAACAGGTTACTTATACGTTGGACAATCAGCTTCCTATGGTGGTGGTATCGCATACAACGGTGACAACTCACCTGGTGCATTCGCATCTGAGCAAGGTGATGATATCACATTCTACAGAAGAAACAATGGTACAGATTTTAGAGTTGCTAAGTATCGTTATGACGATTCTACATTCCACTTCTTCGGACAGATAAGATCAAGAGTTGCACAAGGAACTGCACCATTTGTAGTTGGTTCTACTACTGTTGTTACTAATTTGAACGCAGACTTACTTGATGGTTACAGTGCTCTAAACCTACCATACTTACAAGGTACAGTTAATACTTGGATTACTTCTGCTGAGGGTCAGCAAAGATTCTGGTTTAATAATAACTCTCACACATACTTCAGAACTGGAGATGACTTCTACTGGCGTTCTAACAATGACACTGGTATGGGTTCTATCTATGGTGAGGGTGCATACTGGACATTGTATAGTGGTAATGATCAGGGACAGACAACCTACAGATTAGAAGTTAGAGGATCTAACGGTCTTAATGTTAATACATCATCAGTTGGATTATCAAGTGGTCAAAGATCAGTTGTTCTTCGTGCAGAAGGTGACAAGCAATGGATTGATACCTACGGAGTATTCAAACGTAATAGAACAACAGTTGGTGAAAACATCTCAGTTAATAATGGAGATAACTGTATGAGTGCTGGTCCTATCACTATAAATAATGGTACGACCATCACTATAAACAATGGTGGTTCATGGAGTATTGTATAAATTATGGCTTCTAGAATAAAAGTTGATGAGGTAACTAATTTATCGCAGTCGGGTGCAGTAGCATTCCCGACAGGCGGTGCTAATTTTAGTGGCAACGTTGCGGTCACTGGTAATATTGATTTTAGTGGGCAACTTTTACAGAATGGATCACCTTTTGTTACATTACCAGCTCAGAATGCAGACAACTTAGGTGCAGTTCTGAGATCAGGTGGAACATCAGGAACAGCATATTGGGATACAGAAACTGGAACAGGAACTGCATTTGGTGCAGACCAAGCAAGATATAAAGCAGGATTTAATATAACAAAAGGATATAGTTGTTGTGGATACAGAGGAGGAAACTCATATAGAAACGTTAATGTTCTAACTCACTCTACATTTACGCAGGTCAACTTAGGAGATTTATCAAACTGGTCTGGTGCATATATTGATGGAAAACCAAGTCTAAACTTTACTGCATTTATATTTGCAACTGGTAATAGTTGGAACGCAACTACCAATCAGGTGTCTAAGATTAACATGAACACTAATAGTAGTGCGGGTGCTGCTACGTCAATGGTAGGAACAAAGCACAGGGCTACTGCTATGGCAAGAGACTTTAATTTTGCTTATGTTCATGGTGGTGGTAACTCTGGTAATATGATAAAATATAATCTTAATACAGAAGCAAATAGTTTTGGTACATCTCACCCTGATGGTACACAAAACAACCCTGCATCTAGTCAAGCTGCTACAGTTGGTCATATAAAAACAGGTCAAGCTAGGTCATATGATTTTACTACAGAAGTTTTTAGATCATGGCCTGATGCACCTGGCACAGACGGAACTAACAAAACTTTATCAAGTAGAGATGGTTTTGCATATTGGAATACAGCTGGTGGATATAGAACATCTAGTGACTGGCATCTAAGAAGCACATATACTGGTGGTCGTCTAGCAAACATCAGTAAAAACGGTATAACTACTGGTGAAGAAAGTATGCACACAGGTAATGATTATGGATTTATTTGTGGGCAGTATGATGGTAACCAGAATAATAATGGTTATCTCTTTACATATGCAAGTCATACCTTTACAAGAGACAGCAGAATGGATAGATCAGGACCTCCTGGCACAGCGTCTGCTGCGGGTGTAGAGTTCGGAACTCTAATGTATGGATACACAGGATTTTAAGAATGACAACTAAGTATTACATAGCAAGACATTGCCCTCGTATCACAGAGTTACCTACTGCAAATTTAATTTTTAATCAGTATGGTGTTACTGTATTTTCTATTGAACCTGAGTGGGTAAGAGACCTTAACAGGTTATCTGGGTCGTACGAAGAAGTTAGTGAAGACTTAGGTAGATGGGGAACCAAACACTTTGGTGAAATTCGTGCTGTAGTTAAAGTTACTGATGAAGATCCATTAAATGAAGATGAAGAATACGCATTAGAACAACTACCAGATGGTAGAACAAAGGTTGAACTACCTCAAGAAAGATATGATGCTGCCATAAGTTTTATGAAAGTTGCAGCAAAATTAATTATTGAAGATGAGTATGATAGAAGGTTCTTGACATTAAAGGCAGAAGAGTCTAAACTAGAACAGTATCTTTGGGATGCCCAGATAACCGAAGCTAATAATTTAGAAGGTGAAACACCCCTACTAAATAGTATTGCTACCACAAAAGGTATTACAGTTTCTGAAGTAGCAAAATCTGTCTTAGCGGGAAACAAAACGTTTAACGAAAAGGTTCAGACTTTATATACTGCAATGTTGGCACTTAAAAAAGAGTTTCAAGACTGCACTACTGTAAGACAATTGAATGTCTTGTGGCAAAAATATATGGGTGTTGCCATGCCCTATGCTCAGATGTTGGAAGAACCAGACATCTACCTTGAGGAAGATGGTAATCCCAAACCTGTAAATCCTGGCTTACAATTTTAATCATTTTAAATAATGTACAACATATCATCCGATGCGATTGAAGCTTTCGTAGAAAGCAACATGGACTATGGAATGACACATGAACAAATTAAAAACTTTGTTGTCAATTCCCATGTTACAGATAAAAGAAAACTACGACAAGTATTAGTAGAAGTAGAAAGAAGAAATCACGATAGAAAAAAATGCGTCTTAGATCGCAAAAGAAAAGAAACTGAGATAGCAAGACTGAAAGCTAAAATAGAGGTATGCGAAGATCCTTTTGAGCGTCAACTCATGGAGTATGATGTGGAGGAGTATGAGTTGGATAGAAATAAATTTGTTGTAACTTTACATCAATATGATAATGAGTTAGCAGCATTCATGGATTGGATTAACAAACACTGGAGCAGTATTGAAGAGGTTGAGAAAGCAGCAGAATATACTGAAGAAGATGAAAGAAAATACTGGATTGCTAGAATGGGTAAGCAAGCAGCAATGGATGTATATACAACAGGTAAGATTGGAACTGGTAACTTAGACTCTATCGCTATGATGAGAGAAGACGATCAGTATGCTACTCTTAATGTTGCAATGCAATATTCTGGTTTACTCAATACAGGTATCAGTAAAATACAAAATGAATTGAGACCTCACCTAGATAAACTAATGATGGATGGATCTTCTCCTCGTATCCCTACTATGGAAGGGATTGAGGATAGTCTTAACCTTAAACTATATGATCAACTAGCTGGTAATGAACAAAAGAGTATTCAGTCTGCCGATAAATCCGAAACTGAGTGAAGAGTTTGTAACTAATACATTCCTTCCATTTCTTAAAGAGTATCGAGAATATATACTAGATTTATATTTTACATGTCGTATCCCTCCGTTTGATCAAGACGCTATGGGGGATACCTTTTTGTCTCCAGAAGCATTAACAGAGTCAGCAATTTATATCTCACAACAATCTGATATACCACTATCAGCAACCTTTAATAATATATGGGTAAGACCTGATCAGAAAAATCTAGATCTATGGATTAAAGAATTTGCTCCTATCTACAATGCAGGAGTGAGAGTGGTGACTTTACCACATACATCATGGGTATCTACAGGACAGATAAGATCAGTATTCCCAGAGTTGTTTATTAAGAATACTATTCTTAGAGAGGTAACAAGACCAAATGAAATAGTATCATTAGCAGAAGCAGGATTTAATTATATAAATTTAGACCGTGATCTCATGAGAGATCGTGATCAGTTGTTACGTATCAGAAAAGCA